GCGAACAGTTGCGAGGCCATGCGCCCGAACACCTGCCGGTAGTTGGGCGTATAGGGGGACTTGACCGCGCCTCGGAGCGAGCGCTGGTCACGTAGCGCCAGCACGTCGGCCATGTGCTCCGTCAAGCCGCCGCCTCGCGTGCTGGAGGTCATGATCTCCAAGATGTAGGGGGCGCCGATTAGCTTCGGGTGGTCGCCTCCCTCGCTCCAATCGACCTCCATCAGGATGTAGTCGAAGGTGAACTCGAAGAAGCGCCCCGCGAGCTCGTTCTCCTCGGAATCGTCGCTCGACGCGAACTTGAACTCCCACCAGCAGCGAACGTCGGCTCCCGGCTTGATCGGAATCAGAGCCTTAACCTCGGGAAGCATTACCGGAGGGCTGGTGTGTAGCTCCATCATCCGCTTGGGGCAGATGATCCACGGCTTCGACTTTGCCTCGAACCGTCGCTTGGTCGATACGGTGCAGATGCCCAGAGGGGTGCGCGCTGCGGTGTAGTGCTTCGCGTAGATGGCGCGGTCATCGTCGGTGATGGCGGGCCCGTTGGGGTCGAAGTAAGCCCGGTCACCCCGATTCGCGGAAACGTCGCAGACCTTGCCCGTAAACGGGCAGTTGCAGGTCAGCCAATTGGCATGAGGCTCAAGGAGGGCTTCTTCGTCCACCCGCCAGCCGAACAGTTCCGCGATCTTCGCCACTCAGACATTTCCCCCACTTATAGCGCGTCATCGAGATTCTCGCCGATGCCTACGCCTGAGGGTAGCTAATTCTTACTCGCGGCCCAAGTCGAGTCCGGGAGCGATCCAGGTGGCCCGTGGCGCGTCAGGGGCCGCGCGGCCTGATACCGAGCAGCCCGGACCGCGTCGCGCCGCACGGGCTCACCGGGGAGCCCGGACAAAGTGCTGGTGTCGGCGCGAGTGTCGGGCCGGTACTATGTGAACTAATCGGGCTGGCGACCAGCCCAGCCCGAGGATCGCCGGCAATGGCTATGGCGATCAGAAGTGCTTTCGGTGGCAAGAACAGCCGAGGCCAGCCCAGCGTGACGAACCGGGCAGCCCATCTCTGCGACGCACAGCAGGCCCAGTCCCCCGGCGGCATCCCGCCGTCGCGGGAGCCCTGGAGATGGAGCACGCCTGTGACTACCCCCTACGAACCCAAGAAGCTCTCCCCCGAGGAGATGGCGGAGCTGCACGCGCTCCCCGACGACGCGCTGGCGACCGCCCAGGAGGCGGCCGCGTTCCTGCGCCTGAAGTACAACACCCTGTCGTGGTACCGCTGCAACGGCGGAGGCCCGAAGTACACCCGCGTCGGGCCGAAGCTGATCCGCTACCGCATGGGCGACCTGCGCGAGTACGCGAAGGGCCAGCCGATGGGCGAGGGAATGCGGAAGGTCGGCGCCGCGATGCTGGCGGCCCGCACCGCCAAGGCGGAGGGCTGACCGATGGCCGCACAAGAAAACGCCCACGGCGTGCTAGACCGTGGGCGCAAGGTTACAACCGACCGGGAGACGGAGCCTGCCAGAGCTCACGGGATCAATGATGCCGTGGGGCGCAGCTCGCCGACGCCGTCATTCGACGTCGATGGTCTGATCCGCGCGGGCCTCACGCTGATCCCGCTCCACAGGTGGGACGCCAAGGACGCGAGGGGCCGCGACCGCGGCAAGACCCCGCGCGACGGCGCCTGGCAGTCGAGGGACTACGACAGCCGCGAGGTGGTGGAGCAGGCGCGCCGCGATGGCAGGAACGTGGGCGTGCGCCTGCCGCCGACGTGGATGGTGCTCGACGTGGACCCGCGCAACTTCGGAGGAAAGGACGACCCCGACAACGTCGCCGGACGCGACCCACTGGCCGAGCTGGTGCGGGACGCGCGGCTCGACCTGTCCGCGTGCCCGCACGTCGTCACCGGATCGGGCGGGCACCACTACTACTTCCGCAAGCCCGCCGACGTGCAGCTCCTCGACAGCCTGGAGACCTACCCCGGCGTGGAGTTCAAGAGCCACGGCCGCCAAGTCGTCGCGCCCGGCTCCGTGCACCCGAACGGCCGGCGATACGAGTGGGACGACCTCGCGCCGTTCCCCGAGGAGGCGCCGCAGGTGCCCGACGCGCTGCTGCGCCTGGCGCGCCGCCCAGTGCGGGCCTACGGCGAGGCGGCCGGGTTGGGCGAGCTCACGCCCGAGATGCTGGCCGCCTCGCTTGAGCACCTGGACCCCTGCGACTTCCAGGACCACGACTCGCAGTGGCTGCCGCTGATGATGGCCTGCCACCACGCCACCAACGGCGAGGGGCGCCAGGAGTTCATCGACTGGTCCACGCAGGACCCGCGCTACTCGGACGACGCCTGGACCATCGGCCGCAAGTGGGACTCGCTGCACGCCAGCCCGACCGGCGGACGGCGGGGCCGCCCCGTGACCGTGAAGTTCCTGCACAAGGTCGTGCAGGAAGCAGGCGGCCAGGTGGCGCGCACCGAGGCGGAGGACGACTTCGACGCGTGGGAGGAGCCGGAGGACCTGGGGCGCGGCGTGGACGACGCGGCGCTACGCGAGCCGCCGAAGGCGGAGGGCATCGCGGCAGTCATCGAGGAGATGAACGCCCGGCACTACGTCGCGTTGGACAACGGGTTCCAGGTTGTCACCGAGCAGCCGGACCCGATCTTCGACGGGCGCGTGCGCTACCAGCGCCTCTCCAAGAGCGACTTCCGATCGGCCTACGAGAACCAGCTCGTCGAGCACAACGACAAGCTGATGAGCAGGGCCGACCTCTGGCTCAGGAGCCCGCACCGCCGCACTTACAAGGGCATCATCTTCGACCCTGCGCGCGAGCAGGAGCACGAGGGCTGGCTCAACATGTGGAAGGGCTGGTCCGTCGAGCCGAGGCCCGGCGACTGGTCGCTGCTCCGCGAGCTCATCCGCGACGTGCTCACCGACGGCGACGCCGCCTCGTTCGAGTACGTGCTGAACTGGATGGCCTTCATGTTCCAGCACCCCGAGAAGGTCGCGGAGGTTGCCATCGCCTTCAAGGGCGCGAAGGGCACCGGCAAGGGCACGCTCGGCCGCGCGCTGTTCAAGCTCTCGGGCGCGAGCGGATTGCACATCAGCTCGCCCGGCCATCTCGTCGGCCGCTTCAACTCGCACCTGCAGAACTGCGTCTGCCTGTTCGCCGACGAGGCGTTCTGGGCCGGCGACAAGGCGGGCGAGGCCGTGCTGAAGCAGCTCGTCACGGAGCCGACCCTCACCTACGAGGGCAAGGGCCGCGACGCGGTGACGGGCAGGAACCACGTCCACATCGTCATGGCGTCCAACAACGAGTGGGTCGTGCCGGCCGGCATGGACGGGGAGCGCAGGTTCGCGGTGTTCAACGTCAACGAGCGGCGTCGCGGCGACAGGGAGTTCTTCAACGCCCTCAACCGCCAGCTCGACGGCGGCGGCCTCGCGGGCCTGCTGCACGAGATGCTGGCTCGCGACCTGGGCGACTGGCACCCGCGCGACAGCGTGCCGCAGACCGAGGCCCTGGCCGAGCAGAAGCTCATGAGCCAGAGCGCCGAGGAGTCCTGGTGGGACGGCCTCCTGGAGGCCGGGCGCCTGCCCAACTTCCTGTGCGACCTGCCCTGGGACTCGGAGGCCGTCGAGGTGGACAAGGACGAGCTCCACGCGGACTACGTCGCGCACGCCAGGATGCTCGGCGTGAGGCCGAAGACCAAGGCGGGGCTCGGCATGGTCATCAAGAAGAAGGCGGGGTTCGGGGACAGGCAGGTGGTGACCCACGACGGCCGTAAGACATGGCGCTGGGTGCTTCCCAGACTCGCCGACGCGCGGGCCATCTGGGCGAGGCGCGTGGGCCGCAGCTGAGGGCAATCTCGGCCACGGTCCGAGCTGCGGCCGACCCTCCGTGATGGTGGGTCGGCCGCTTTGTCTTTGTGGATCATGCGCTTACCGAACTGCGGCACGAACGACCGAGCACACAAGCTCGTTTCGCGTTCGGCCGAGAAACGAGCCCGGAACTAAATGCCTAAATGCTAAATAGCCCGGCCCGGCATTTGCCATTTGAGCATTTAGTTTTCGAGGCTGTTTCTTACCTGATCTTATTTTTAGTCTGTGAAGTCTATGAAGAATAAGAAAAGGTAATGAAACCAAGGCTTTTCGGAGCACGGACTGACCTCGGCAGCACGGACAGCATTCCGTGACGCCGTAGCCCCTCGATGGTGTGACCTGAGCCTGGCCGAGCGTGGCGGGCGTGGCGACCGATGCGGGGAGCGCGGCTGATCGTCCTTCCGACCGTGTGCTTCCTGTCCCTCGCGCGCGCGAGGAGAAGCTCCCGCCGACCGTGGCCGAGCGCGCCGCCTGATCGCACATCAGATGGTCTGGCCCGTCCAAGCCGTTGATCCGACTGCTTGAACGATGGCGTGCCTGCGCGCGTAAGCACGACACGATCACGCCGTAAGCCACTTTTCATGGAGACGGCGGCCGTGCAGTCCACCCCCAACTCGTTCACGCCCGAGCGGCGCGAGGTGTTCTTCCAGGTCCTGGAGGACACGTGCTCGCCCAAGCAGGCCGCGGCCGCGGCGGGCATCAGCAGGCAGACGGCCTTCTACCACAAGGCCAACGACGTCGAGTTCCGCACCCGGTGGGAGAAGGCGGTCGAGGTGGCCCTCGACTCGCTGCTGGACGAGGCGTACAGGCGCGCCGCGATCGGCTACGACGAGCCCGTGATCCACGGCGGCAGGCTCGCCACGGTGAGGGACCCGCAGAGCGGAGAGGAGCGGCCGCTGACGGTGCGCAAGCACAGCGACAGGCTCCTGGAGGTGCTGCTCAAGTTCCGCTACGGCGAGCAGATGGCGGACAGGCTGCGCGTCAAGGTCGAGGACACGGGCCTGTCGGCCGACGCCCTGCTAGCGATGCCGGCCGACGAGCGCACCCAGCTCGTGGCGCTGCTCTCCAAGTACAACGCGGCGCGGCCGCACGACGAGGAGCACGACGATGAGTGACAGGCTGAGCGTAGCCGAGGCCCTGGCCAAGGCGGAGCAGATCGAGCTCATGCTGGGCGCGATCCAGGGCACCGCGCCCGAGGCGGTCGAGGCGATGGGCGGGCGCGACGCCCTGGCCCGGCGCAGCGAGATGACGTGCCTCGGCCCGGTGCCGCGCCTGGACGCGGACGAGTGGGAGCGCATGTCGCTGGAGTACGAGGCGCGGCGCGAGCATGGCAGCGTCAACCGGGGGCACTAACGGGCACGCGGTCGCCGTGGAGGTGGACGGGGTGCGATACCCCTCCGCCAGGTCGGCGGCCCAGGCGCTCGGCGTGGGCTACAGCATGGTCACGGCCCGCGCGCACGACCCCAAGCACCCGAACTACCGCTGGCTCGGCGCGACGCCCGGCCGGCGGGAGCTGACGCCCGAGGACAGGCGCATCGCAAGGCCCCTCACCGAGCCCGAGCGGTGGCCGAACGACGGCGGCGCGCGACGCGCCCCCGTGATGGACCCCAACTACGACCCGCCCAGGGTCGTGCGCCGGGTCGGCTGGCTCCGCTGCATGTGCTGCGGGCGGTCCCACTTCTCCGAGGACGTGGCCCGCGCCCGCATGTGCCAGGAGTGCGGCGGCGCGGGAGGCATGCCGACCGGGCCGCGTCCCGATTGGGACGCCTGACATTCCATCGGCGGGCGGCGCGACGCCAAGCCCATGATTCGCAAGCCGCAGTGACGGCGGCAGTTTTGAGGGAAACACGCCCGGGAAACGATGGCGTTCGCGGCCAGCGCACCCCGACACATTGAACGCATCCGGTCAGCGCATTGGCGCGCATGACCCGCACCTCGGCTTGGTGCACGCGCTCGTGACAGGCGACCGGAGGACCACAACCCACCGGAGCACACGAGCAATGAAGATCGAACTCAGCGACACCCCCCTCCTCAGCACCCAGCAGATCGGCGAGCTCGCCTCGACCCTGGACCTGCTGCACAAGCGCACCCTCGCCGCGATCGAGCGGCTGAACAAGGACATCGCAACCCGCAAGCAGCAGATCGCCGCGCGCTGGAAGAATGCCCCCGGCATCGGCATGGCCGACGTGGCGCGCTTCGCCGAGCACGAGACCCTCGCCAGCGTCCGCGAGATCAAGGACAACTCCAAGGCCGAGCTGGACAAGATCATGAAGGAGGCCGGCGCACCGCACGCGCAGCTGATCGGCCAGCGCCAGTTCTACGACTCCCCGGCGAAGGTCTTGGCCCGCGCGGCCCTGGGCGACCCCAAGCGCACCGAGTACCTCCAGCAGCTCCAGCACGCCGGCCCCGCCGAGCTCGGCCACATGGCGCAGGTCGCCGTCGGCACGCGCAACGTCGCTCTGGCGTCCGCCGTGCTGTCCCTCATCGACCGCATGCCCAGCAAGGACCGCCCGGTCGGCCCGGTGGAGCTGGCGTCGGCGATGAAGCAGGACGACTTCCTGAAGGTCCAGGAGTACATCAAGCTGGGCGACGCGCGCCTCCAGGGCATCCTGGTCGCCATCAGGGCCTGGAACTCCGGCAAGTCGAACCCGCTCAGCTCGATCCAGCTCGCCATGCGCGAGCAGGAGATCGACCACGACCTAATCGGGGGCGACGGCGATGACTGACCGACGCGCCCACTACCCACCGTGCCACCCGGCGATGCTGGCACTCGCGGCGCTGGTCGCGGCGATCCAGCACAGGTGCGACCCGTTCCCCGAGCTTGAGGCCGCCGCAGCCCGCAACGGCGTGGCCGTCGGCTCCGAGGAGTTCGACGAGGCCGCGGCGCTGGCAGGGCAGCCGTACTGCCGCGCGCTGGACCTGTACGTGGACCGGGAGACCAAGCGCAGGGCGGACGCCCTGGGGTCGGGGATGGCGCACCTGGCCTTCCTCCCGGCCTGACCCGAGCAAACCCGGCCGGGTTGGTTAGGTGCGCAGAGGGCAACGGGTGGCCCGGCCGTGTTTCGGAGGGGATGTCGTCACGGCATCCCCTTCTTTTTCATGGGCTTGCGGACCCTCGCGCGCCGACAGCAAGTTGGATGGCCTGAGAACAGCGTAGAGGGGGCTCCCGGATCGAGGGAACCGCGACCTAATGCCTACGTGCCCACCAACACGTAGGAGAACGCCATGAAGCTGGAAGAAATGCCCACCAAGGAGCTGCTGGCCCTGCACAACAGGATCGCCGACAAGCCCGCGGGGCCCAAGACCTTCGCGACCCGAACTAAGCTCGTCGCCCGGATCGAGCAGGTCGCGGCCGACAAGAACATCGACCTGGCCTCGTTCGGGCAGCCGAAGAAGCCCAAGGCGACCGCGCAGCGCGCAGAACCGAAGGCCGAGGCCACCGAGGCGCCCGAAGCCGCCGAGAAGAAGCCGCGCGGCCTTGGAGTGGGCGCGCTTGCACGCGCGATCCTGATGGACCCGGCCGGTCACCCGCACGCGCTCATCGCGGAGATGGTCAACGCGCAGATCGATGGCGCGGCCGCCACGGCCAAGTCGGTGCGCTGGTACGCGAACGACATGCGCAAGAAGGGCGTCGAGGTCCCTCCCCGCCAGAAGCACCACCCCGCCGACATGGACGAGGAGCAGTCGGCCGAGGCGCTTTCCACCGTTCGGGTGGTCGAGCCCGCGCTCTCCCACGACTGACGCCGTTCTCCCGCCGTGCATGTAAAAGGGCCACCTTCGCGGTGGCCCTTTCATTTCATGCGCTTGTGCGCGATCGCGTCCCGACGGTGGATCAGGCGGCCGCTTCCTCGGGCGTCATGACGGGGACTTGAGCGTCTGGGTCATCGGCCTTCCGGGCGTTGTACAGGTGCTTCGCTTTCTCCCACATGAGGGCG